GAATCAACAGATTAGGTTCTGTAGGTTTCAATTCTATACCTTCATGGTATAAACCTTACAATGTATTATCCAACGGTGAGAAATTTAGGGCTGATTTAGCACGTAAGATTAAATCAAATGCTGTGATTGATGAGTACACCTCAGTCGTTGATAGAAATGTCGCTAGAGCGGCCTCTGTTGCGTTATCTAGATATGTTAAGAATAATGATGTTGCAAACATTGTAATATCCACTTGTCATATGGATGTCGTTGAGTGGTTGGAACCAGATTGGGTTATCAATACGGACACTGGTGAATTAGTGGACGGTTTTTTTTTGTCCGCCCAGAAATCAATATCAAAATATATCGCACAACAAATGATGGTTGGGGAATGTTTAAAGACCATCACTATTTAGATTCAAGCATAAATAAAGCGTCTAGATGTTATGTTGCAGTGTGGGAAGATACTGTTATTGGTTTTTTATCGTCAATAACTATGCCTAGTGGTACATTAAAAAACGCATGGAGGGGTCATAGAGTTGTTGTGCTGCCAGATTTTCAAGGAATGGGTATAGGTGTTAGATTTATTGAAGCAGTCGCTCAAATACACTTAGATGAAGGTCATAGATTTTTTAGTAGGAGTTCACACCCTAAGATGTATGATTACATGATTAAATCTAAAAGATGGAAACCAACATCTAAAAATAAAAAATTAAGGACTGACGTAACGCATGATAAATTATTCAATAATCATTATGTTGATAATAAAAGGATTTGTGGAAGTTTTGAATATATTGGTGAAATAAAAAAGGAGGTCTAAAACCTCCTTTTCTTATTTAGTGTAATTAATATCTGGTGATTGTGGTGTTGGTGCATTCAACGGAACCAATGTATCATTCATCACAGTTATTTTCTTATATGAATCGTTAGCGTATTTTGCTGCTAATCTATCTTGTTCTGCTTTAATCTCTGCTGGTTTTAAAACGTGGTCATAAGGTACCAAGCATGTATTTCTTATATTTTGAGAGTTTTGTTTAGAATATTCTAAACTACCAGCGTCATCGTATACGTATTTGTACATAATTTCAGTATCTGCTTTATTGCATGATACAGCACCAGCAGCTAAAGAACAAACAACAACCACATTACGTAAAGCTTCTTTAAAACCTTCATTTAGTTCACCAACTTTTTCTTTGCTACATGTAATTGGTTCGCCAGCCATATAAACTTGTGTGTCAGATGGTAACCCTAATCTTTGTAGTTCTGCTTGAATTTGTTGTTGAACTTGTTGGTTTTCTAAATTTTCTCTAAGTAATTTTTTAACCAAACTTTTTGATTCATTTGTTTTTTCTTTTTTACCCCAATACTTTTTAGCTTCTTTTTCCATTTTTTCTATTCTATTATAATAATCTGGAAATTCAGATACATGGTCTTCAGCAATTTCAGTTTGTTTTTCTTCATCGTCTGTATGTTCAGACTCAATCTTTTTTCCTTTTTTTATTTGGTCTTTAACCATTTTTGTTGTAACACCAAATTTATCTGCAATATCTTTTGGTGACATATTATCAGCCTTACCCCCTTTTAATTTGTTTGATTCGTTAAGATTTTTTAATTTTCTTTTTTCCATAATTTTTCTTATTAAAGAAACTGTTAATAAAAATACAGTCCCACCTGGTAACATAAACACAGCACCATAACCTAAACTTTTAAGAAGAGTTTTTAGGTCATCCCCCATTTTCTTCCTTTGTTCTTTTGTTAAGTTTTCACCAGTTTTTACCGCTTTTACTATTGTTTTAAATGCGTCTGATGTGTTTACTGCGTTATCTTTGATTGAATCTTTTATAGCAACTATACCATCAAACATTTTTTTACGACCTATAGTAACCAAGCTTTCATCTAATTCTTTTTGCTCTGATTTAACATTGATAGCTAACGCTGCTAAATAATCATTAACATCACCAGTCGTACAACCTACTGGTTTTGCATTTTTTTTAGCACCTTTTTTATATACACATTTACCTCTTGCTTCGTATGGCATAATTTTATTGATACACTTCTGGGTGTAGTCTACCCCATTTTCTTATTATAACACCAGCGACAGCGTTAGCTTCATTTTCGATATCACTACCATCAGCACCATCCATCTCTGGGTTTGTTATTCTACCTTCTAAATTTTGTTTATGGTGAACTAATTCATGAGCAATTGAGCGACAAATATCTATGATTGCTCTATCTTTAACATATATTTTAACACGATTATCACCATTATTGTAATACGCTGTTGTTCTTAAATCTGGTGTTCTTTCAAACGCTAATTCAATTTTAATGTCATCATCAATATCTAATTGTTCTTTAGCAAAATTTACGAAATCAGCAACATCTCTAACATCAGTTTCATCTTTTGTTAAAAGTCTTTCTCTTAATAATTGTTTAATTGTTGGTTTCATACATATAAATATAAAAAAACCCACAAAAAAATTGTGGGTTTTAATTATTATTTAGTTTTTTTGGTTTTTCCTTTCTTTATTATTAGTTCTTCTTTCTTCTCATTGTATGAAACTTCTATTGTTTCACCTTCTTTAAAGTTTTCATTTAAAATTTCATCAGCCACTGGGTCTTCAACATAGTGTTGGATAGCTCTAGCTAACGGTCTAGCACCATATGCTTCATCGTAACCTTGTCTACCTAAAAATTCTATTGCTTCATTAGTTATGGTTAAATTATAACCCATTTCGTTTACTCTTTTTTCTAAATTATTTATCTCTAAATAAATAATTTTATGAATATCATCTTGTTGTAAACCTCTAAAAATAATTGCTTCATCAATACGATTTAAGAATTCTGGTTTGAATTTCTTTTTAAGTGCTTTTTCGATAATTGAGCGAGCCTTATTTTCTTCACCAACTATTGACGCAGCAGTTTCAAAACCCATTGTTTTACCAAATGAATTAACTTCTTTTACACCAATGTTTGAAGTCATAATAATCAATGCATTTTTGAAATTAACTTTACGACCTAAACCATCAGTTAAATGACCTTCATCTAATAATTGTAACATTAAGTTGAATACATCTTCGTGAGCTTTTTCAATCTCATCAAATAAAATAACACAATGTGGTTTTCTTCTAACTTTTTCAGTTAACTGACCACCTTGGTCATAACCTACGTAGCCTGGAGGTGGACCAACAAGTCTAGATACTGAATGTTTCTCCATGTATTCAGACATGTCAATTCTAATCAACGATTCTGGGTCACCGTAAACGTGTTCAGCCAATAATTTAGCCAAAAGAGTTTTACCAACACCAGTCGGACCTAAGAAGATAAATGAACCAACTGGTTTATTTTTATCTTTGATACCAATACGGTTACGTTTGATGGCTTTGATTACTTTTACAACTGCATCATCTTGACCGATTACTTTACCCATCAACTCTTTATCCAAGTTCATTAATCGTTTACCTTCTTGAGTTGATATCTTAGTCAATGGAATACCAGTCATCATAGATACAACTTCAGAAATAATATCAACACCTACTTCAGTAACTTTTTTATCTAAAGTTGATTGCCATTCAGTCATAGCTTTTTCTAATTCTTCATCAACTTTTCTTTCACCATCTCTAAGTTTAGCAGCGTCTTCATATCTTTGAGCTTTAACTACTTCGATTTTTTGTTCGTTAATTTCTTTCTTTTTAGCTTCTAATTCTTTGATGTTGTCTGGTTTTTCGATACCAACATTTGTTGTTGCACCAGCTTCATCTAACACGTCAATAGCTTTATCTGGCATACTTCTATCCATGATGTATCTAGCAGATAGTTTAACACATTCTTCGATAGCTTCGTCAGTATATTTTACTCTATGGTGTTTTTCGTATTTTTCTTTAATGTTTGTCAAGATAATTTTAGTTTCTTCCAATGATGGTTCTTCAACCAATACTTGTTGGAAACGTCTTGTCAAAGCACCATCTTTTTCGATGTTTTCACGGTATTCATCCAACGTAGTAGCACCAATTACTTGCAGTTCTCCACGTGCTAACGCTGGTTTAAAGATATTTGATGCGTCTAATGAACCAGAAGCATTACCAGCACCAATAATTGTATGTAACTCGTCAATAAACAATACTACATCTGGGTTTGCTTTACATTCTTCTAAGATAGCTTTCATTCTTTCTTCAAATTGTCCACGGTATTTTGTACCAGCAACAATTGACGCTAAATCTAAACTGTAAATCTTTTTGTTGATAAGGGTTCTTGGTGCGTTACCATCTTTGATAAGTTGTGCTAACCCTTCAACTATTGATGTTTTACCAACGCCTGGTTCTCCAATCAATACTGGGTTGTTTTTCTTTCTTCTAGAAAGAATTTGTGAAACACGTTTGATTTCATTTTCACGACCAACAACTGGGTCAATCTCACCTTTCTCAACAGCTTTTGATACGTCTCTACAGAAGTTATCCAATACTGGAGTTTTAGATTTGGTTTCAGAAACTTTTGCTTTCTTTTTAAAACTTTCTGTTTCCTCATTATCATCATCAATAGAACTGTTAGTAAATTTATCACCAGATGGTGATTCTAATTTAACAATTCGTCTAAAGTCATAATAGTTTAACCCAATCTTTCCTAAGAACTCAGAAATGTTATTTTTATTATTTAACATGACTAACAATATATGTTGTGTATCAATCATGTTATGATTTAACTCTTCACATTGTTTTTCTAAATCTTTTATTAACGTTTTAGTTTCATCTGAAAAAGGTAACGTTTTTCTAGTGCTAGTATAGCCTCTAGGGGTTAAATCATTTTTTCTAATAAAATCAGAAAACTTGTCATACAAATCTAAAACATCTATTTTGAAATGTTCCTTCAATATTTTTGTACACGTATTATCATTGTCTGATAATAACGATAAAAGTATATGTTCTGGTCTTACTTTTATATCTTCAAAAACTTTGGCTTCAACAGCTGATTTGCTCATAATCTGTTTTACTTTTGGGTAAACTTCTCTATTCATAATTTATAATTAATTTAATTGAATTATTCGCAAAAATACAAATAATTATTTAATTAGTCAATCTTGACTTCTAAGATAAATATTAGTATATTTGTATAAAAAGTAAATAATGAATTCAAATATGATACCAACCTTTCATAAGGTTGAACTGTTGGTTAGAACCATTGTAAACGAAGTAGTTATGCCGTCTTTAACCAAGCTTGAGTTTGAAGATGCCGCTATGGTTATAACTGGTAACTACATGATAATCACCACCAAAGAAACAATCATAGAAACAAATGAGGTGGTTCAAACATCTAAAATATTTCATTTAAATGAAATAAAATCTTATAGAACACATAATAAAAAATAAATAAAATAAAGAAGTATGATTTTAAAAAGAAAAGAAAAAGAAGGTGTGATTAAAGCGATTTATTCATCATCAAACATTTGCGCATCAGTTTATAACACAGTTACAAATGAATTAACAATTATTTTTAGTAACGGTGGTCAATACAAATATACTGATGTTGCTAAAACTGATTACATGCGTTTTGAGACAGCTGATAGCCAAGGTTCAGTATTAAACACTCACATTAAAAAATATACTACTAGTAAATTAGATAACGTAGACACAACTGAAATTTTAAAAGAAGTTGAGCAACTTAAAGACCAAGAAGAACCTCAAGTAACGCCAGATGTTGCGGTTAAAGATATGTTACAAAATATGAGTGATATTATCAGTAACTATTTGAAAAATGGTAATGTGACTACAACATCGTTGGCTGGATTGAAAGATAAAATTTCAACTTTTGAAAAAGTTAAAAATTTAAAACCAGAAATTGTTCATGAATAATCTAGATAAAGCTTATACAGATTTATTAAAAGACATTTTAGAAAATGGTACTCGCAAAGGTGATAGGACTGGAACGGGTACCATTTCTGTCTTTGGGAGACAAATTCGTCATAAAATGAGTGATGGTTTCCCTCTTCTTACAACAAAGAAGATGTATATGAAAGGTATTGTAACTGAACTATTATGGTTCTTACGTGGTGACACCAACATCAAATATCTTGTTGATAACAATTGTCATATTTGGGATGGTGATGCGTATAAAGCATATCAAAGAGGATTCAAAGAAAAACATTATCTAAAACCTACATCAACAAAAGAAGAATTCATCCACAAAATTAAAACAGATGTAGATTTTGCTGAGAAGTGGGGTGATTTAGGTCCAGTGTACGGAAAGCAATGGAGAAGTTGGGGTGGTATAGATACAGACTCATTTTTAAATACAGATAATATTGAAGACCCATTATTAGGGGGAAGAGGTTTATTTTTTAAAGAATATGAGATAGACCAAATCGCAAACCTAATCCGTGACCTTAAAACAAACCCAGATTCAAGACGTTTGATGGTGTCAGCGTGGAATCCAGCCGATTTACCTATTACCGATTATCGAACAGATGATGAACTTTATAATGATTATTTAAAAGATATTGAGTAGTTTTTAATTTTATTATATATTTATAATAAAAGGAGGTAATATCATTATGGTTATTTATAAAACGACAAATTTAATTAATGGGAAATTTTATATCGGTAAAGATAAACACAATAACCCAAACTATCTAGGTTCTGGTAAAATTTTGAACCAAGCTATATCAAAATATGGTAAAGCAAATTTCAAAAAAGAAATACTAGAAGAATGTGAAGATTATAATGTTTGGTTAGAACGAGAAAAATATTGGATTAAAGAATTATCAGCGACTACCTATGGTTATAACATAGCAGAAGGTGGGTTAGGTGGTGATACAATATCAAATCATCCAAGAAAATATGATATTGGAAAGAAACACTCTGAATGGATGGAAGAAAATAATCCAACTAGAGGTAGAGTTAGAACTAAAGATGAAATTGATATGTGGAGACAAACTTATGGCGATAAGTCAGTAGGTTCTAATAATTCAATGTTTGGAAAAACTCATTCAACTGAAACTAAACAATTACAATCTGAAATTCGTAAGGATTGGCACCATAATTTATCCATCGAAGAACGTGAATTAATAAATAAAAAAATAAGTGAAGCAAATAAAGGTAAAGATGGTTATTGGTTAGGAAAAACTAATGAAAAACATTCTGAATGGATGAAGGAGAATAATCCATTTAAAGGAAAAACACATACAGTTGAAGTTAGGGATATGTTAAGTAAGATTAATTCTAAACCTAAAAGTGAAGAACATAAGAATAATATTAGTAATAATTCACCTAATAATAAAATATGTGTTATCGAAGGAGTCACATATCGTAGTGTTGCTGAAGCCGCTAGACAATTAAATTTATCAGAAAATACCGTAAGAGGTAGAGTTAAAAATAAAAATTTTAAAAATTGGAGTTATGAATAAAAGAGTTTATAAAGAATGGGAAGAAATTTATCCACTAACCTTAGTTAATTTACGTTTTGGTGGGTATATTGTGTTTAACGCTGAAGAAGATTCTGGGTTTGTGCAATCAGTAAATACTGAAGAAGTTTGTTATGAATTAAATGATTGGTTAGAAAGAGAAGTTGACCCGTGCCTATATGGTGTAGGTAAGACCATTATGGAAGCAATGAATAATTTATTAGAAAAAATGAATAGTTATGGAAACTAAAAAATTAACAAAAGAAGAGTTTTTAGAGAAATTAAAAACAGATAAAGAATTTTATAAAAAATATGGTAGAAAAAATATAACTGAAGGTAAACAAGTACTTCCACCTTGTCATTATTCGTGGCAAGTTTATACACGAGAGTTGAGCCAAGAAGAAAGATACAATTGGTATATAAAAACAAATAATAAAAATGTTAGTAGGAGTAGTAATCAGTTTGATATGGATGATATATTAAACACCAATAATATCCCTAAACGAGCAATCTCATTAATGTGGAATCAACGTTCAGTAGATACATTCTTAGGTTTACCATTCAATATTGCATCTTATGGGTTGTTATTGGAAATAATTGCTAAAGCAGTTAATATGGTGCCAGATGAATTAATTGGTAATTTAGGTGATACACACTTATATTCAAATCATGTTGAACAAGCAAGAGAACAGATTTTTAGAGAACCATATTCATTACCTAATTTGGTCTTTGGTAAAACAGATGAGTTTTTTAAATCATTGGGTGAAGATTTAAGTTTAATAACACATTTGGATAACACTGATTTTGTTATTGAGAATTATCAATCACACCCAACAATAAAAGCACCATTATCAAATTAAAAATAAATTTATATGCCAGAAAGAAGTGATAATTATAGCGACTTAACACCTCATCACAGAAGAAGAAAAAAGGTTAACGTTAGATTTCCAAACGAATCTTTTTTTGAAGAAATTGAGGTTAACATGAGTGAATTCAAACCAACAACTGAATTTGATGATGAAGTATTTGGATGGTATGGTGATATATACATATCAATAAAGAAAGACAAATAAAAAGCACCCAAAAGGTGCTTTTTTTATTTTTATACAATATTTATTAATAAATAAAATAAAATGGCAAAAATAAATGAAGTACATAGTGTAATAGTACCAGCTAATGCTCCGAATTTAACTGCGCATACCTATTCTGAAATATATGGTGGCTCTACTGGTTGTTCTATAGTTATTAATGGTGTTTCACTAAACATGGGTAGTTCATCTAGTATTTTTATTAACGTTGGTAGCGTTAGTGGTGGTACTGGTTGTTACTTATTAGGTGTAAATAAAGATGTACATTTAGGTAGCACATCTTTTATGTAAAAAATATAATTTAAACATATGAAAAATAAAATTTTAATTAATCCAATTGGTCTTAAAGGTAATGAATTACATGAACGCCAATTATCTCTTATGGGTATTAAACCTATAAATGAAAACGAAAATAAAAGCAATCATGCTGTTGAATTAACTAAAATTGGTCCAGACGGTAACGCATATGCAATCGTTAGAGAAAACCATGAATATTATATTAAAAAAACTTCTAAAACTACTGGTTTAGTGTTGGAAGATTTTAAATATATTGGTGGTTTACAAAACAAAAAAGATGAGTCTTACCCATCTTATGCAAAAGCTATCAAGCAATTAAATTTAAAATTCAAATCGTTGGCTGAATCATTCAATAGAGGTGGTGATATCAATGTATTTGAAGATGATAATTTATTAGAACACCACCCATTGAAAGCTGATATGACACTTTCAGCTACAAAAGGTATTGGTGATAATCAAGAATATGTTGTTGATAAAGCTGGTACTCCATTAACAAACAAAGCTAAAGAAGGTAAAGCTGAAGGTCAATTTGGCGACAACGTTGCTGATAAAGACGTTGATGATGAATTTGAAAAAGTTAAAGTTAGTGAAGGGTTTGCTGGGTATGGTTTTCAACAAGAAGGTATGTTTGGTAATGACATGGAAATGACTGAAGAAGAAATGGCTATTCAAGAAATAATGGATAGAATGGCAGAAGAAGAAAAAGAAATGTCAAATAAACAAAAAGATTTAGCAGCTTTAGGTGGTGACCCACATAAAATTGATGGACCAGATTTTGCTGCATTAAGAACTGGAGCTAAGTTAGAAGAAGATATGGCTTTAGCACCTAGTAAATCTGACCCAGAGTGGGCGTTAACACAAACATTAAAATTTTATCAAGATTTATATGATATGGCACCTAATGAAGGTTTATTATCTTTATTAAATGATACAGAAGCTAAATTAGCTGAATTAAGACAAAAATTAGGTGCAGATACTGTTTCAACTAAAAGCGATGTTGGGCCATATGGACATAGTTTAGAAGAAACTATTGAGGAATCAATCAAAAGATTAGATACTTTACTAGAAGGTGAATTAAAAAAAAAAGTAACAACGTTAACAAAAAAGAAGTAAACGAAGTAAAATATAAGCTGAAAGTTGATGCTCCAGCCCCAGCGGCTCAAGCACCTACTCCAGCTGAACCAACTACAGAACCAGCTGATGAAGCTGGTTTTGGCGATTTTGGTGATGACGAATTTGATTTTGGTGATGATACTGAACAACCAAAAGATGATAAACCATTTGATGATGAAAAATTTGATGCTGGTGTTGAAGCTAATGAGGAAACTGACCCAGAAAAATTTATACAACAACTTGCTGGTAAGTTAGGTCAATCATTAAGAGATTTAACAGAGAAAAAAGGTAGCCCAGATTTTGAGTTAGAGAAGTTTGCTATTAATTCAGTTATTTCAGCGACCCATACAGCAGAAATGGACGAAGAAGATAAAAATGATATAATCAAAAAAATTAATAAAGCTGGTGATGATAAAAAAGATGATGAATCTGATAATTCTGATAATCAAGATGGTTCCATCGATGATTCTGGCGATTTTGGCGACTTCGGTGGTGGCGATAGTGGTGATGATTCAAATGATAATTTTGGCGATGAAGAAGAATTACAAGAAGGTAAATTCTTATTAGATAAAAACGAAATTAAAAGAAGTAGTTTATTCGCACCAAAAGGTAGTAAAGAAGCTGAATTTAAACATGATGATAATATAAATGAAGAATCTAAAGGTTTATGGGCTAATATACACGCTAAAAGAAAAAGAGGTGAAGCACCAGCAAAAAAAGGTGATGAAGATTATCCAGATAAAAAACAATGGGACAGATTGACAAAAGAAAACGAAGAAGAGGGTTCTCCGACTAGATATATGTTCTTTAGCAATTTAGAACAAATCAGAAGACAAGCTGGTTTATTATTAGATTTAGATGAAGATAAAATTGAAGCGATTTTAAATAGCGGTCATGATTGGGCTGCTGACCATATAGCAACAGCAAAAGAAAGTTTTGACCAAGTATTCGATTTCTTAATGAATGAAACTAAAAGTGGTGATGCATGGAAGTCTGTTGATATTGAAGACCATGAAGATTATAATTCAGAATGGTCAAAACCTATGCAAGTATCTTCTGATATCCCAGTTTCAAGCGATTTAGCTTACCATATTCAAAACGAAATTGCGTTAGGTGAATCAGTATTTAGATATGGTTCAGATAAGTTCATGGCGTTGCTTAAAGAAGTTAAATCATTATATAGTAAAGGGTTAATAACATTAAATGAAAATGATGCATTTATTGTAAACGATTTTGATTTAGGTTATCTACAAGTTGGTAATGATAAAATTAAAATGAACTTTATTTTTGAAGAGGTTAATGATGAATTGTTAAATGAGGCTGAATACCAAGGTAAAAAAGTTGAAATAGGTAAACCAAAAAGAGGTGGTTCTAAAAAATTCTATGTTTATGTAAAAAACCCTAAAACTGGTAAAGTTAAAAAAGTATCATTTGGTGCTAAATCTGGTGGTGGTAATTTAGCGGTTAAATTAAAAGACCCTAAAGCTAGAAAAGCGTTTGCTGATAGACATAATTGTGAACAAAAAAATGATAAAACAAAAGCTGGATACTGGGCTTGTCGTTTACCAAGATACGCTAAATTATTAGGTTTATCTGGTGGCGGTAAATGGTGGTAAAAAAATAAAATTATGGGAAAAAAACCTTATATAGAAACTAGAAAAGGAAACGTAATCAATCGTGTTTTTGATGCCAATGTTAATGAATCTGAATTAACATGGCATCGAGACCGAGAAGATAGGTTAGTTACGATATTGAATGAAAATGATTGGATGATTCAATTTGATAATGAATTACCTAAAAAATTAAACGTTAATGAAAGTATTATTATACCCAAAAATACTTATCATAGAGTTATAAAAGGTAAAAACGAATTAAAAATTAAAATTGTTGAAGGTGATATAAAAGACTTGAAACTTTTAGAAAAAAATAGTAAATTAGATAAAAACTATTTAGCTATGAAATTACACGAAACATTTCACAATTCAGAACCAATGGTTGAACCACAAGTAAAACCAAAGGTTGAACCTAAACCAAATGAAGTTCAACCTAACATTACACCTAGTAGAAGAAATAAACCGTTTATTATTCAACCTAACACGTTGCCAAAAACGGACCCAAAAGCAAGTAAATAATGAAAGAATTGTTTTTAATTTACATTAATAAAATAGGAAAAGATTACAAAGAAAATTATTTGTATGAATTCATATTTTCAGATACAATTGATGGTATTGATGGTGATGATTGGGATACGTTTCCAGCGTCTGGAAGACCATCAGCACCGCACGACCATTTTATTAAAAAGGTTGGTAGATTGGAATCTGAAATTAAATTTGATGTGATACAAGACAGCGACACATTTGCTGTTTGGGATGCAATAGACGGTGTTATAGCGTTGGCATGGGAAAACATAAACGCATATGATTCTTACCCAGAAAAACGCATTTGTTTTAAATTTGGTGAACCAATAAGTGAGGTTGAAACCAAACTATATGAAAAAGACCTAACATTACAATACAACAAACAAAACTATGAAAAACAAAAATAAATTACAAGAGGGAATGTTTGACACTAAAAAAACAACAGTATACGCAACAAAAGATGAATTACAAGATGTTATTTCAAAAGTTGGTGATAAGGCTGATGTACATGTTGTTAAAGATGGCGTATTAGACGTATTCAATGAAGAAAAAAATGTAGATGCTGTTATCGAACCACAAGACCAAGCAACAATAAAATATTTATCAAATGTAGTTGATGATAAAACTGGTAAAATTTCTGAACCATTCAACATTGGTGATAAAAATTACAGAATGGTTAGAGGTATTAAACCTAATAAAGAAGTTGTGTTATCAGTTATGTGTTTAGAAGATAAAAACATTTATGAAGTTGAGCAATTTGAAAAAGAAATTGCTTTGCCAATGAAAGAAATGTTAGAAAAAGAAAACAGTCAGAAAGAAGATATTGACGAGATTAAAGAAATGGGTTTATCTGAATACAAACATTATGTAGTTAATGAAAAAAAGAATAGTTTTAAAAAATTCAAAACAATCCAAGAATTGGTTAAGAATGGTTTGAGTGAAGAAGAAAAATATATGAATTTAAGAGAGTTTAAAAAATATTACGAAAATAAAATTTTTGGTAAAAAACAGATAACTGGTGAAAATTCAAATCAATAATAAAGTTATAATATAAAAGTAAATGAGTGATTACAGAAAAATAGCAGAAGAAG